GATCGCACCGATGGTCGCTCCATCGCCCGTCTTGTATTCAACGGGGGCAAAAAGGAATTGTCCTCGTCGCTCGACAGACTTCTCGAACCAACTCTCCACAGTCTCTTGCGAATGTGGGAACGCCTTCGCTCGCTTATCGGCTGCGAGGGTCGTCTGTTTGTTGGACGAAGACACACGCAACTTGTTTTGTTCTTGCACCAATCGCACCGTTTCTCGGTGGTGTTTTAGCACACCCAAAAGCAACTCGATGCTCGGAACGATAATGCGTTTCGCTCCTTTGGAGGGTTCGCAAGGAACACCGAAGGATGCTACGGATGTGATACCATCACGCACAATCGAGCAAGTAACGGCTCGTCCGTTGTCGTCGCCCGCTTGCTGAATAACGCACGATACGACTTGCGGGATGTCTTTACCCGCAATGTTCGCCATGCGTTGCGTTTTCTTCAACAGGTTCTGCAAATCTTTGTTCTTCATTTCAATCATATTCTTCAACTCCATATTTCTTTTTTGCTATTCTCATGCACTTCTCACAATTGACCTCATTCGGGCTGTTCTTTAGAACACCGAAGGAATCCATATGACTGCACAATGTATAGGAATACCTGCCGTCAATATAAATCCCAAGATGCGTCGTGTTGGATGGCCTACGCTTGAAGACTTTACCCAACTTCACGCTCACTCTCCGACCTCCCATTGCAGGAACGGGAGACCCTCCCATGTATCGCTGCCATTCTTGACTCGCAAGATGGTGTGTTGTTGTCCGAGATACTCTTGATTGAATCCCTTCATCTCTTCGATAGAGGCACGAATCTCCCACACGTCATCGTCGAGATTGGAGTCGGCTTTCACACCTGCCGCAATATCGCCCTTCTTCGTGTATCGAGCGAGGAAAATCTGTTGCGAGAACAATCGCATCGTTCCCCTCTCCCAATCTGGCACTTCGCCCACCTTCATGAGTCCTTTCTGGCCGTTGCCCAAATCTGCGAATTGCTTAACGTCCTTGAGGTGGAACGTGAAGAATACCGCATCCACTTGTAGTTGATGCGCTCGATTCATCACGTCTCGGAACAATTGGTTGCGAATACGCCACTCGGCTTGATTGAATCGGTCTCCGTCTTCGACATTGACAGGATTCTTTGAGCGAGTCATAAGAACGTGCGTCATCGCTTGCTCACACCACTTGAGGAATGTCGAGCCACCGTCAATGATGACTGCGCCTATGTCGTCCTTCTCCTTGAGTTGCTCGCCAATAATCTTGATGAAGAACCCCATCTTATCGACGAGAGCAGTCCAATTTGTCGTGTTATCTTCATTGAAGATAGACTCATCGGCTTCATCGAAAAGCGGGATGACCTCAATCTTGTCGTCGTTAGCGAAATTGTATGCGACTGTTTGCGATGCGCTATTGTCGATGTCGAGAATGATAATTCTCTTGTCGCTACGTTGCCGAGCCAATGAAATAGCAAGACCCGTCTTAGCCGTGTTTTCTTTGCCCGTCAAAGACATACGAATAGGGTTCGTCTGACGAACCTGCGAGAAGAGGTTGCGATAATGCTCGATACCCAAAGGCTCTCGCTCATCGCTCTCTTTCTTGCTATTGTTTCCTCCGCCCCAACTCATTCAAATCACCAATCCTCTTGCAACGTCTTCTGACGATGTTCTTCTTCGATTGCATCTTCTTCGGCCGCATGGACACCCATAGACTCGACACAATGCCAACCTGTAATCGCAAGTCGAGCATCCCCATCACGGCTGATGTATGGTTGTCCGACTACGACGACAACAGAACCGACTCCGAAATCGACCTTACGTTCCTCTTGCGAGGAAACATAGAGGTCAAGCGGTGCGCTCATACTCGTCAAGTCCATGTCGGCACAAGTCAAGATGTAGCCACCGTTTTCGCGAGGGTCGATGTGTGCTACTTCAAGAACGACAGAAGCGAGAGCATCCCACTTCTCGGCATCGTTAAGTCCATTGACATGACCCTCGATAGAATCGAGTCCGTTTAGCAAAGGAATGTTTTGCATATCAGCAAGAAGTCCCGTACCATCAGAAGCCAAAGGCGGTGCAGGGAATACATTCGCAACCGAAGCATCAAGCGTAGGGACGCTGACATTTGCCTTAGCATACAGACCGTTTTTGCCTACGACGACAGGAATACGAAGAGGCATGAATGTAGGCATGACTTGTTTCGCCATTTTGCCCTTGAATTTCATCGGGAGAATCTTGATTTCTTCTGTGCCGACTTCTCGACCCATGAACAATACTGTTCGCTCCAAATCCTCGTTTGCTCGCAATTTGCCGTAAGCATAATTGACACCACCCGAAGGGTAAGTAGGCGTGGTCTTGTTTTCGATACAAGCAAAGTAGCCCGTTCCGTCATTAAGTGCCATCGCTTGCTTTGGCAAAACATCGGTGTGCGATTCTGTGAATCCTTCTTCAAAGGAAACCTTTGAAGCGAGCGAAGCGTTTTGCAAAACTCGATAGCCACCGTTTTCATCGTCGTGCAGGTAAAGACTGACAAGACCTTGTGCAACAAGGTTCTGTCGTGCTTCTTCGCCTAATTCAGAAAGCATCTTGCTATACTTCGTATAGAAGACTTTGCCCCAATCTTTGAAGCGAGGGAATGACAAAAACATTCCTTCGACCATCTTACATCCACTTCGCTTGAGTCGTGCGCTTTCCGCACGTATTTCAGCCGCAACCATGCGGAGGGTTTTCGTTTCGATTTGGTCGCTTGCTACGCCCGACTTTGCGAGGGCAACCGCATTCAAATCCTTACAGGCCGTGTGTCGCTCCACAAGGGAGGCGACAGAACAGCCCACGTTCTTTGCTACTCGTTCATACATTTCGTTGGTAATCATTGTTTCTCACCTATCTTGTCCTTATCCTTATGTCCATATAAACCCCTTGAGGCCAACATCCGACAGAAATTCCATCGGACAATCTTCTCATCAACGCCCATGAGTAAATCACGCTCGCTCACGATAGAAGCCTCAACGACTTTCATAATGGACTGTGGTTGCACGTCAGCATTGACGGCATATTCAAACACTTGAGAGATGAAGGAACGGCAATCAATACCGTCCGACATCTTCACGGAGTCTGCGACTGCACCCTCCCTCACACACAATCGCAGGAAACGCTGTGCATGGAATGTAGGATGTGCCAATGCTCGTAGTCGCATAGGCTTTACGTCATCTGGCGTATGGCAATACATTTGCAGGAATCCAATAGCATTCCGCATATCGCCCCCATGACCATACGATATTGCCCTAATTTCTGTTTCGGGAATAATGAATCCTTCACTTGTTGCTATTTTACCGAGACCGAAAGTCATATGTTCATGTCCTACGGGGTCGAATTTACGGACTTGACAACGGGATTTGAGCCAATCACTCACTTTGCTAATGTCATTGCAAGTCAGAATGAAATAGCAAGTCGCATTCTCTATAACGCCCTTGAGTGCGTCTTGCGCCTGGATTGTAAGCCTATCGGCTTCATCGAGCAAGATAATTGTTTCCCAATGCCCACTATTTGCGAGAGGAATAACGTCTTCTTCGACGAAGTCGATGCCTCTTGTGCGCTTCGAGGATGCATTGAATGTATGTAACTGATAGCCGAGATTGCTTGCGAGTATGTGTGCCATCGTGGTCTTACCCGTTCCCGCCTCTCTCGAATGGAACAGGTAATGTTGCGGGTTGCGAGTAGCAATAACTTCTCGCATCTCTTCGACCACCGCATCCGAGCCATAGAAGTCATCTATGCTCTTTGGTCGATACTTCGTAGCCCATACTTCACTCATTGTTCCACCTTCTGTCTATGCCTTCTGTTGTTTTTTCCATTCTTCGTATTCCTCCTTCTGTTTCTCTATGAGAATCGCATCGCATTCGTAACATATATCCATGCCAAATATAGGCAGGAGTGATTCGCATACACGGCATACGAACCCTACGTCTTGTAGCAACTTCGTTGCCATTTTGTTTTTCTTCATATTACCCACCACAAGAATTGTATTGTAATTAGCAAACAAAAAGCCGTTCTCCAAAATTGAGAGCGTTTTCTTTCGTCCTCCAAATAATCCTTCAAAGCAAAGTAATGCTCATCCTTAACCATTATGTTTCACCTCCATGAAATTGCTAAAGTCAAAACCTTTCTCGTTTAGCAAACGCTCGGCTTCTAAATACATACCCCAATTCGAGCGACCAGACGTGTCCATAGCAAACACACGATTCGTAGGCAACTGCTCGGACAGATACTGCATCAAGTCATCATGCTTCTCACTCGTATGATTCGCATTGTCGGGATTCCAACCTCGCTCCATAAGGACTTCATGCGAAGCAGTAAGCCAGAACATCATCCCTCCACTATCTATAATGAATTTCGCTTCATTGACGTGTCGCACGTCATCAATGACGACGACATCCAGACCCTTACGCTCGACGAATGTTCGCAAACGAGATACCCAATAATCTTCATCGACGAGGTCTCGCTTCGCTTGCCCCCATGCTTGCAAGAGAGGTCGGCACAACTCCTTGTCCTCCTCTTCGAGGATAGACCATAGGTATCGAGCGTTGCTCTTTTCCTGCTTGTGGTAAAACGCTTGAGCGACCTCCCATCGAAGAGGTTCAGCGAAAGAAAGCACTTGCACTTTGTAAAGTGCTTCTAACACTTCGGCAAGGCTCGACTTGCCTGTTTTCATTTGTCCTGCAATTCCGATGTAAAACGTCATCAAACAGGGCTACATCCCTATGTCTCTATAAACCCCTTCTTTGACAGGTTAGGCAATTCGACCATCGTTCCTCGATGATTCGACGTTGTCGGCACTTCGGACATACACTCGCCCGTTCCCTTTGCGAGCGTGTCATGGATGATACGGGGAGGGTGAAAATCAAATCTTCTCGGTCTTTGATAATCTCGTCGTCGATTCTGTAAAGGGCGTTCTTGACTTTCACGCCATTCGATACTTCGACGTATTCCCAACCGTCCATGATTATCTGTGCGTTCTTGCAAAGCATAGCGGTTAGACTCGAATCGTTTGGCAAAATGCGAAATTCTTGTAGGGAAAGTAGTCTCGAAGTCATCTCGGAACGGGTCATCGGACCTTCATCGAAGAGTATCTCCGCAATTTTCCTACGGATGCGGGCATTCGCATTATTTCTCGCCATACGCGTATGTATTCGCACATAGTATTTAAAATTCATTCATGCCGAGATATGCGATATACGCACCTTCGCTCCCATCTTCGCAAGCGGGTGCATTCACGAACTTATTGACGAATATCAAGTGAAGCCACAAACGAGGGAATGGCATCATAGTGATGAGCCACAGGAGCATACATATTCCCTCCATCATATCCACCCCTTGTTCTTCTGTTTGCGTTTCTTCATGCCTTTGGGCAACGAATCTATGTCATGCAATCGAATATCGTTTGCTACTTTCTCATCGAGCATAGCAATCTCTTTCGCATACAGGTCATCATGTCTGAACCCATACGGGATTGGTTCATCTTGCCTTTTCTTCTTCGGCCATTGTGTTCTTGCGATTGGCCTGACTCCGTATGCTACTAAGGCTTGCTGATATTCTTCGGGAGTCCATTGAAACCCTTTAGCAATGTTTCTCCAAAGCCGAATGTCCTTGATATTTTCCTTCAAGAAAGCGAGTAGTAAAGGGAATGGAACTTCTCGAATGGCTTTCCATGCTAATCTCCTATCACGACTGCGTAGCACACGGTTAATCGCAGGGATGTAATCGCCCTTGTCCTTGTATGTGTCATCGACTATGACTCGCTCATCGTCTATGTTCGGATAGGATTTGCAAACATACACCATGCGGTATGCTATTTTATCGAGCCACTCCAAACAATCTTTCTTGTTAGGCTTAGTATGAACAATAACAGTAAGACCTTCGGTGTTCGGATTAGCAAGAACCTCTTTACCTTCTACGAATCGTCCATCACGATATAGACTCGCATCAAGCGTAAAAATGAGAACTCCCATCATCCTCACCTGCTTTCTTGAATTCCATGACTCCGTAGCCATTCTTGCGATTGAAAAGATACCCTTTCGATGTCATGACTCGCAACCAACGGCTGACCGAATACACGTTCACGGACATGGAGCGTTGCGGGAGACTTTCGACGACCTTCGGCAACAACTGTTCAGCCGAGAACCATTCGCTAATATCCCAATCTTGAACTGCCGCAGCGACGGCCAACTTGCGATAGCCTTTTGACATTCTCACTCCTCCTCCAACTCGGATATAGCCATCTCAAGCATCACCTCTCGCTCATCGACCATTTCCTGTATCTCGTCTTCAAATCGTTGTGCGTTGTGCCGTTGCCTCTCAACCTCCTTGTCAAGTGCGATTGACACACTCGCCCAATCACGAATGGCTTCTTTCAATTCATCTGGCAACAGCCCATACACGCCATCTGTGTGTATAATCCTATGCACAATCTCCGTCGCCTTCACGTCGGCCTTTCTCGCTATGTCAATGATGGACATTAGTCCATCCACCATCGACATAATATCTCTTAGTGTTTCGCTTGCTTCGTCTATCAATTCAATTTGTTCCATCGGGGTTCTCCTCCATCATATCCATAAACGGGTCGTTCCTATAAACCCATTGCTGGAATCGCTTCATCTGTGAAACCGAGAGATTCCATGCCTCTCTCACAGATGCTTGAGGCACACGGTATCGACCCGCATACCATATGATGCCTTCGCTCGTCAGCATCGCAACAAGACCATCCTCGAACATTTTGTTCGCAATAGTCGGGAATTCTGATTCGGGGATTGGTCGAGCAATCAGTTGGTTAAAGTGCGCTCGCCACTTTACAGGTTTGCCAAACTCCATCAGATTTCACCCCACAACTTCTTTGTGTAGCATATGCTACACAACTCTTGCTTTTCTTCTGTCAAAGTCGCTTTACATTCTTTGCATTTCTTTTTCTTGCTCATTTATTCATCTCCACCAAATAACCTCGTAAGAGATTGATAACCTCCAACAAGTAATCATCAAACGTCCATTCCTGCGGAATCTGTCCACTCGCTCTCAATTTAGCATATATGTCGTATTCTTCGCTTCTCGTAGTCATCGTATATCACCATCGTATTCTATAACGTGCGTAGGTTCTCTTAGTGTAGCCATACGCAACTCGATTTGGTTTAGCAAGTGCGGTTCAGCCCGCAACACGTCCACCAGGACACCCATGACTCCGTTCACCTGCTGTTGTGCGAGTAGCAACTGCGAATCGACACCAATCTCTTTCTTCAAAGTGCCAATCAACTTGAGGGATGAATTGGCCTGTCCGATGAGTCGAGTCGCATTAGCAAGCCACTCTCCGTCAATGCCGTGAACATCCTTCTCCTCCTCCCACTCGTCGAGCCAACGCTGAATGCGACTGAACACATCTTCGGCCATGTCGAGCGTAGTGATTGTCTCTTTGCGAGTCTCTTCGACTTGCTTTGCTTCGACGGGGTCGAACTCCATATGTTCCGACATATGTTCCTCGACGATACCATCAGACCAACTGTTCTTCGCCTCGATGTATGCGCCCGTCATGTTGCCATTGAATACTTGCAATTCAATGTCCTTACGCTGTGGGTGATTGCAAAGCGGGCATTCGGGGGATTCGAGAACCCATCGCAAAACCTCAATCGCATGAGGGTCTTGTTCCGCTTCGAGACGCTTCTCGATGAGCCACTTACTCTTCATTAACAAGCCCCCATGTCGATACTGCGTAATGATATGTAGTGCGAAAATGACCCGAACATATCCGACCCATGTTCACCAATCGCTTATCCAATGCGAGAACCTGCCCTGCTGACATGACACTCGGAGGATGCGCTCGTTTCATCTTGATTTCAGAATGCAGGATGTCTGTCGTCGTAGGTCCATATTCCTGTATGTGCTTCACGACTCTATCACGCCATTGTCTGTATTTGATTTTTCGCACCATCATTTCACCACCAATGCATTAAGTCTTTCAGCAATCGTGTTCCCTGCTTGTGCTATTCTCCAATCATCTTGCTCAAGAGCAATCTGATTGATGACACGAATGGCATCCATCGTCAGTCTTACTAATTCTATTTCTTTGTCGGTCATTCTTCATCCCTCCGCAATCTCTTCACACGGAATTTTTTCGCATTATATTTGTTACCGTTTTGGCTTAACTTCTCGTCATCGACGACCTCGAATCGTTCATCGCCAGATAGCAATTTGCAAATCCCGTTTGAGTGGGGATGGAACTTGAAAGGTTTGCCCGTCTTTTTGCCAACGACACGCTTCACAAGCGTAGCCGCACACATACTTTCACCTGTCTCATTTAGCATATCATATGCGTTGTCTCTCCATTGTTTAAATTTTCTATTTGGCATTCGCACCACCCCAATTTAGGTTGTCATTCTTTCCATCGGGCATACCGAACCTACACACTACGCCTCGACGACCACGCCCCTCTTTGCGAGGTGAGAATTCCTCGAACCAGATTTGCTGATGCAAGTTGTCCTCAATCCACCGCTTTGCGGCTTGATAATCATTGTTTGTAATCAATCTCGCAACATCCTTCACAAGTGAAGAACGTGGAACATCCTTATCCCAGAACGTCGATTTGATGAGGTGTATGTCCTCGTCCATGACATTGCGACGCATACGCAGGGATGACTCAAGCAACTCCGTTAGTCCTTCGTCCATCTCGATTTGCAAAATACCACCTTGCCATTCTCCTTTCATCATGTGATAGCCAATTGCTAATCTGCGAAACAGGTCGCTCTCGAATGAGCGCACAGACTCCTTCATGACCCAATGCTCGAACTCGGTTGAGAACTTGACTCCCTTCGGGGGATTGAATGAGACCTCCATCTGTCGATTGATGAACCATTGTCGCATATCAATAATCTCACCTGCGAGATACGCACGTTCCTCCATAGACATACTCGCTTGCTTGTTTTGCGCCTCCTTGTATCGACGCTCTTTGTCCTCATCCATTAGGATGTCGATGATGAAGAAGCGACGGTCAAGACCCGATTCCAAATCCATACGTCCATGTTGCGTTCCGCCCCATGTGGTGTAGCGAGTGTTGTATTTCACCCAACCATCACGCATACCTTTTGCTACACGCCCACTATCGAGGGATGTTAGCAACTGATTCTTCATGTCAATACTGTGGTCTTTCTTATTCGCATCTGATACAGATGAGAATTCCTCGAAGCAAAGGAAACCACCGCACAACTCTCTTGCGAGAGGTCGTCCTACGATTTGCCCTTCGTCATTGACAGACCCGAACATACCTGCCTCCGTGATTGAATTAGGTCCAATCATGGTGCGAAAACCTACGCCAGAAAAGGCATCGGGATTCCATAACAAGCCCGTATGTTCAGCACAGAACAAGTCGATTAGCACGTTCTTACCAGAACCTTTAGCACCACGCATGAGTATGTTAATGCGAGTATCAGCGATGCGAGAGGACGGTGTGTATATGGGATAGTTGGAATGTCGCAAAGGACAATCTTCGATTACGAAGTCTTTCGACTCATCGTCCTTCTTGTCGGGGTCGAAGTCGCACATACTACACTTGTTCACGGCATTGAACATATGTGCGCCTACGCTACACAAGAAGATAGGTACTTTGTCATCCACATCTATGATGTGGTTGCGCTCACAGAAATCGAGCAAACGCCCGAATATATCCGTCATTGGAACATACCACCGCTATATGGGTCTTTCTTCGTTTTAGCCATCATCTTTGAAATCATTTCGTTAGCCATTTTCATCGCCTCCGATGCTTCGGATGAGGCTTTCCCATATAACGCTTTCGCTCTTTTCAATGCATTTTCGGTGTCAAACCCCAATTTTCCGACGTGTTCGAGAGCATCTTTAATCGCTGTCTCATCGAATTCCGCTTGGACTTGTCTCGCCCCATGTGCGGGAATCAGCAGGACATTAGCACCCACCTCGTTTAGCAAAGTGTAAAGGAAAGCAGGAAACCAACCCCATAGGGGTTGAACTGCTTCGGGAGCGAGACTCGTTCCGATTTCTTCACCCTTTACGCATACGACTGCATCACTCGGACTCGCATCAAACGCTGTGCTTGTCAGCGTGAGAAAGTTATCCACGCCTAAGTCAGATAGGCATTGGACTACGTCTCTCGCAGGGGGATAGTTGAACAACCATGCGTTCTTCTGTTCGCTCGGATTCTGACTGATATGTGCAGGTGTGAGAATCTCAATCAGCAACGTATCGCCATTGCGATATATCGGCCATCCCGTAAATCCTACGTTGAGGATTGTATGCGGGGATGATGCGACGTGCTTACTCGTTATGTAGCCTATGGGTGTATCATCTTTCACAAGTGATGCACCTACAACTGCGGGCAGGTGGTCTGTGCCTACGCAGTCGTATAGGATGGCTTTGCTGATGCCTTTAGGTTCACCATCCACCCATAAGAAGTCTGTTTCGTTTATCGTCTTTATGTCGCCCATGTTAATCACAACGCCTTATGTCCTTATCAATCCCTTTCTTTTCAGACCTCAAAAATAATTGAAAAAAAAATAAACGAATGATAGAGAGCCAACTCCGCTAATTCTGTTTAATTTCATAAGAGTCAATCCCAATTTATTAAAATAAAGTAAAGCAGTCGGCATTATTTTCTCTCCCACTTTAGGAAATTAGACAGAATAACGAGGTCTGGCTTGCAGTCTGTCGGTTTTTAATTTCTGAATTCTTTACAGCGTCTTCAAAAAATTGCTATACTCGAAGTAATCACGCTCGATTGTTAGCATACCGCCTTTGTGTTGCGTATTATGATTCACGGATAGTGTGTAATCTTGCTCATTCATATGACCTATGCGTTCATATGCCCGCTTGCGAGCATCTTCTAAGTTGCTAAATCTTTCCAAAGGAAAAGGTCGAACATCCATTTTCTGTTCATGTTCGGCTACGACGAATGAAGATACTGCGAATTTCCCATCCCAACCTTGTATGACCGTGTAATTGGGATGATTGTCATAGATTTCAGCATCGAAATATATGAAGCCCGAAGGGAGAAGTCGCACAGGTAATGTCGAATCCTGGAAGGATTCGATGTTGCGTATGACATATGCGTTTTCTATGAATTTATTGCTGTTAGGAACAGCAAGCAATGGGGATTTTTCATATGAAAAAATAATTGTTTCTTTCTCGGATTCATCCAGAAAATTAGCAAGAACCTCTTTGAAATTGACGTGAGGAATGTCTCCTTTCATGCAAGCATTTACGCTCGTTCTATACAGGTCTGGCTGAATCGCATCAATGAAATCCCATACCTGCTCATAACCATTGATGACGAGTCTATACGAACCTGCGAGTAATTCGATGTATGGCTCGAACCTACGTCCTTTAGGACTGCGAACCCAACCCATGAAGTCGAGGACTTCTAATTCGTCGGGTTTTGCAATAATCCATTCCGAAAGATACCTTATTGGGGGGATGGTTTCACCCTCTTGAAAGTCTTTCTTGATTTTGCTATGAGGTCATCCGTAGTCTTCGTTCTCGTCTCGAATACTTTGTCTTGCCATTCTTCGGCTGATACTGCGAGAACGAGAGGCGTGTCTCGATTTGCATAATTCCTACGCACGAATTTCTCCCCTAACTCACAAGGCTCGCATATGACAACGGATGAGTTGCGTATGCTTTTAATCATGCTCGTTTCGAGTCCGTCAAAATTTTGCTTTGCGTTGCAAAGCCCACAGGTGTATTGAGGTTTTCTACCCATGCTACTTACACCTCCTCACGTTCTTTTAAATCCCACCAATGGGGAGAGGCTACGCCTTTGTCCCATTTAGCAAAGTGTCGCTTCTCTCGATAGTAAAATTCACGGTATGCTTCGACTGCTGAATAACTCTCCTCGTCGAGGAGGTCTAAGTTGCGACCTTGCGATTGATTGAGACAACGGACGAAGGGAGTCATATTGGCAAGGTAATCTCTTCTTCTTACACTTGCGACGTGTGGAATGTAATCCGACCACCTGACTCCGCCTATCAGTTGGTCAAGTTGTTCTTTGACTGCGTGTTCTTTCCCATAGCGTTGCTCGTATGTCTCGCATAAACCAATCGTATGGTCGTATAACCAACGAAAGTTGCCCCAACACTCGGCCGCCCAATGCACGACAGGGTGATTGTGATAACCTCCTTTGTGAGGTTCTCCTTTGGAGGTTACAGGCATTGTTTTTGGCGGAGCATCTGAAATTAGCAAAGCACTTACGAGACATTGCATTCCTTCGACTGCCATCTTACCTGCGTGTTTATCGCATACCATGTGCGCTGCTACTACGGGGTCTTCGTCTAAGACGAATAGGTTCATTGCGATTCCTCCCTCGTCTTTCGGGCATACACCTGGATGCGGGCAGGTATAACGACTGCATAGTTGCAGAAGTCGCAACAGCGACCATCAACGACGGGCTGTGCATTATGTCCTTCTGACCAATACACCTCGCCTTTAGCATCCCTGTGCAAGTCAATCTTTTCTCCACAAATATCGCAACGCTTGTTCATAGCAATCCCTCCAACTTCAACACTACTTCTTGAATCTCTTCGAGACGACTCTCGGCCTCCGCCATCGAGCGACCATACTCCATCTCCGCATGGTGCGAGCCTTCTAAATCCAACTCGCTACACAAGTAATTGATTTCTTCAATTTCGCATAGCAACTGACCGAGTCTGTCGATGACTTCGGTTAGTGCGTCAATCTTCTCTTGTATGTCTGTGAGATTCACTCGACCACCTCCAATTGTTTATCCATGAATGCATATACCTTGTCAGGTATATCCTCCCAATTCTCTTCAACTAAAGTCCAACTAACAACCCATTTATCCTCACTTGGTTTAAGGTCATAAGGTTCGCAATTATAGACAAAGGTAAATCGCACACCGCAAAATCCTTCATCGTAGTCAATGAGAGTGCGGTTTGCATTGTTGGTTAGGTTAATGTCTGTACGATGTAATTCTTTATCCATGACATCCACTTCTCCATTTCTCCATATAGTTGCGTATATGATGCCGATACTGTTACGTTTTGCGTGTATTTTCATTGTTCTTCACCCCATAGGCCCCCGCCTGTTCTTTGGTATTCTAAAACCATTATTGAGTATGCATTATCTCGCTCTTGCTCGGTAGCATAGAACAAGAAGTCCTCGTCGTCAATCCATCCAAGAGGCGGATTGGCTTGCGTATTTCCATCCCATACCCGTATGTGGATGCCCCACATTCTCGGAAATTGGCCGTTCTCAAAGTTAAATGGGAACTCCTTTTGGAGTTCGTTCATGTGTACCTTAGTGTATGTTGTTTTCATTCTAAGTCGCCTCCGCTTTGAACGATGTCGAAGTCTATACACGCTTCGGGATAGTGTTCGTCTAAGAATTGCCAAACCTCCAAATGCTTTCTTTGAAAGTGGTTTCTTTGGTTTTGCAATTGGTCAATCTTGCGTGATAATTCCGTAAGCAAATCCATCACGGCACTCGCTATGCCTCCGCTTTTCATCTGCGTTCTGCGTATCTCTACAATCAATTCCTGCGGTGTTGCGTTTCGTCTTTCTGTCGGTGTCATCATTCTTCTTCACCTCGTTGCGCTTCGTCGGTAATAATATCGACGACGACATAGTGGTTCTGTGTTCCTTCGTGAACCATCTGCCACCCGTAAGCCTCCGCATCTTGTTCGTTCTCAAATTCCATATCTTCTACTGAAAATTCTACTATCACTCGTATATCGTATTTTGGCATATTCATTCCTCTTCTCCTCCTTCGGTTATCTCCGTACCATCAGCAAGGACAATAGAGGTTTCCTCGCTATCAAGGTATCGGAGTCTGGCGACGTACTGATAGTCGTTGTCGTATAGCCATGCGACTCTCGCATAGCGACCATCAGTAAATCGTTCAATGGACGTGTCTTTTACTGCGAAGAACTCGCCCCCAATCATCTCGGTTTCGATTATCAATCGAACATCTCCCGTAACTTGTCTCGGTTCTTCTCACGAATCAAAGCCTCTAAGACCTCTTGAGAGACTGCGATACTTGGGTCGTTTGCTAATTCAGCACAGCGTTGCATGAATTGAAAGGCATTCTCAATCGGGTTAATCGGCTCATCGTCTTCGTCGATTGTGTATTTCACGATGGCACGACCTACGAGAGTTTGCCAACCTGTTGCGTCTTCGAGCATACCGCAAGCCATGATGCTCGCTATCTCGTTGCTTTCGAGGTTTAGCAAAAGCCCTTCTTCATTTACAATGACTTCGAGAGTCTCTCCCCAAACCATCGTTTCTTTATCGACGTGGTATTGGAATTTCGCACCTGGACGCACAGGTGCATACTCAATGAGTCCACCCACCCATTCCTGCATTTCATCGAGCGTAGGCTCATTCTCCATGCGATATGTCATTCCTCCGTCAGTCTCCACAAATCCATAATACGTTTTCTTGTTCATGTTTATTCCTCCTTGTCCTCTCCACAGCAGGTTTCGCAAGCAAAACCAGACAGGACTTCTTCGCATTCCCAACACCATAGGTAATCTTCGTGTAGGGATTGCAGGTAATCTTCGAGACCCATCTCATAACGGATGGGGTCGAGTTGTTTTAGCACTTGAGACGCAGTAAATCCGAAGGCATTTATGTCAAAATAGCAATCGTCGAGCATCTCATCATACATATCGTAAATCTCACGCTTGTAAGTCATCTTCATTCCTCCTCGCCAAAATCGAAATTTGCGAATGGGTCGTCATCGTTATCATCGCTATCGGGGTCGATGTCATCGACAGGTTGCGGGTTGTGCAACTGCTCGATGTTCGCCTTGAGACGTTCTTCAATACCCGAAGCACTCCCCAACTCATTCTTCTCGACAATCATATCGCCCATCCTTTCAGTAACGCGATTGACATAATCACGGACTGCGGGAGGCATGGTGTGAGCAGGGAGGGCTATGCCTCCTGTCGGGTCTTTCACAACTCCGTCGCAGGTCTTTTCTAAGACCAACTCCATGTAGCGATATTGGATTCTGGCACGACGTTCTGCGATTTGTTCGGGACTCTCGAAAGGTTGCCTTTCGATACCGTCGAAGTTGTCGGGACTCCATTCGATATCGCAGTCGTGGACTACACGGACTGCTTCGCTGAACATGATAACGTCATGCACATCGACCATGTATTTGGTTGCGACCCTGATTGCATCCATATGGAGTTGTTGCAACTCCATGTGCTTTTGTCGGTCAAACTTGTGCGGGAATGCAGGAGAACCATCGTCCTGCAAAAACCCGTAATCGGGGTGCATAATTATGCGATGTTCATACACGGCTGCTTGGTAAAAGGCCACTACGTCCTCCATATCTTCAATTTTCGGTTTCATCTTGCTCAACTCGCTTCTTTATAGGGGGTTCTGGTATATCAATCCTCTCCATCATATTTGGCCTTCTTCAGATTCTCAAGTGCCTTATCGACATCTCGTTGTTTCAGAATCCCTGCATCGAGCCACTCTCGCAGTTGCTTCTCAACGCTTACGTCCCAACGGAATCGTGAGCGCATGGAATGTAAGTCAAAAATTAGTTGCTCGTAGAGCAATATCATGTCCGAAGCATCCCAACCATTGACTTTTGCGATGTGTTCTCGAACCACATTCAGACCTCCTACGGACATACTGCGTCCATAGTGCTTGACCATGTGGCAACGAGGACATAACGCCTGGATGCCTGTGAGTGTCTGTGTATGCGAGACATCGTCATACTCCCATGATTCATGGGCTTCGACGGCATGGTTGCGATTTTGCGTAAATCCTGTCTCTCCACAAATCTCACATTTATGGTCGGCCTTTTCGTAGTAGTGCGAGCGTAGCCTATTCCATCCAGACGGAGGCAGTAGTGCGCGAAGATTCGCACCCCACGTTCCCGTAGGGACTAACTCGGCTTCTAAAGGAAACCTAATCATCTTCACTTTTCGCATCTTCTTCGGCCTCCTCGAAGACTTCTTGAATTGCTTTCACGAATCCTCTCACTCGAAAATCCCCCTTATGCGATTGTAAATAAGTTCAAACAACTCACGGCCTATTGGTGTGAAGCCCGAAGGGTCTTCATCGTTGCCGTCATGTTGGTCTGTTTCAGACATTATACGCAACTCGACCAGATACTCCATGATGTCATCAGCGACATCACAAGCAGTAGCGATTTCAAAATCGTCGCTCATAGGTATGCCTCCAATGCGTCAGCGACTTGCTGTTTGATTTGCGTTTTGCTAATTTGTGGTTCAACCGTAGGTTGTTCTTGGCTGCGAGGTTGCAGCGTCTTTGTCATTGTCCTACGGACATTTTGTTTCGCAACTTGCTGTGTGAATTGTGCCGTCTTCATGAAGACGGGAACGTGTCCGTTTGTGCATACAAACGAACCTGCCTTGAGCATCTTCATGTCATTTACGCAAAGTGGACATACTCCTGCTTGAGTCTTGATGCCAGAAGGCATCGCGACCATGTATTCGACATGACTCCCGAAGGGAGTCGATGCGAGAACGTGAACCCAACTGTCATCTTCGATGACTCGGATTTGCTTTGCTACATACCCTTCGGGTAATGCTCGACTCATTGTCGTCGCCCCCTCTCCATAGCGAACATGATAGAAAATCGCATGACGTGAATCCTGTCCATAAGTCTCCTCCACTCAAGGGTATCGTAATTGTGTCTTAGACCGAGTCTATCCCACGAAGATGACATAGCGTCGGCTTCTATGGACTCCTGCACGAATTTTTCGATGAGGTCATCGACCTCCCATCCGTCTGGATGGCCTTCGTCATCAGACCACAACTTCAAGGGCAAAGGTGGGACACCTTTCGCCATGCTCATTCCTCCTCCTCGTTGCATTCGCAACATGACTCATCATCCATGATGTGTGCCGTGAAGAAGTATCTTAACTCTTGAAATTGTTCAAGAGTGAGTGCCTCGTTTCGCTTTGCGTAGAATTCGAGTTGGTTAATCAGATTGCCATAGGCAATCATCAAATCGACTGCTTTTCGCAAAGAGTCCTTGTTCAATTCGTTTGACTCATGTAGGTCTTGGGCGTGGTGTAGCAACTCGTTGATGTCGCTACTCCCACACAATTCAATCATCTGTTCTTCAATCAATGCTTCGTCGTTCATATTTATCACTCCAGTAGGTCTCCCAATGCTTCTCGCATGAGGTCTTTGACCTCCGCTTTCGACATTACCTT